CGCGAAGTCCATTGTGCAGGCCCTTGCCAACGAGGTGCAGGGCCTGCAGCAGCAGGTTCAGAGCTTGGAACAGGAGGCCAAGTTCGGCATGGCGAAGGCGCACCTTCAGGCCGTCACGAAGGCGCACGACACCGAGACGGTGGCGGACACCAAGCGCTTGGATACGCATGTCAGGGCGCACACGGCCTTGTCTGTTGCCGAAATACAGGCCGGGGCGTCGCTCCTGAACACCCACGCCGAGGCCGAGCATCACAGGCAGGAAGCGGAACGCATGATTGAGCAGTCGGCGCAGGCGGAAAAGGCGACGCCAGCGTGAGCAGCGAGGAATGGGTCACGATGAACGGTAGGCATGTATTGCTGAAAGACGGCAAGCCTGCACCCGGATTCGATCACGGCGTACTCAACATTTCCCTATCTAAGCGCGGCGACATTGATGCGCAGTTAGACAAGTACAAGGCCGACAAAGCCGCCAAGGAAGCGAAGGAAAATAAAGCCGCGTCCGCAGAGAAGAAAACGGAAAAACAAAGAGCCAAGGAGCTACTTGCAGAGCATGGCGATGCGCTTGAGGCGAGATTTGGCGCAAAGATGGCGAAGGGCGAGCTAAAGCGCACCCTGCAAGACATGGCGAAGTGGGAGCCAAAGAAGCTAATCATGCTTGTGGAGAAGCACAAAAAGGAGACCGGACAATAATGCAAACATTCTGCAAAGTGTGTGATACATACGTTGACGGAGTACACGCGCACTATGAAGGCGATGAACAGCGAAAAGGAACAAGCACTAACTCGCCCACTTACTCCACGCTTGCCGCTCGATTGGCGAGGGCGAATGAAATGATTAAAACGCAACGCGGGGATTTACTTAAACTTCGCTCCGATTTGGAAAGGGCGCAACATGACAAAGAACTATTGATGCCAAAGATTTGCTGTCAAGAATTCGAGACATGTACTGAGGCGGATTGCGTGGTGCGGCTGAATAAGAAAATAAAAGGTCTGGAAAACAGGCTGCTTGTGGCAAATGGTGACTTTCAAGTAAGCATGGTAAGGGCTGCTGCCCACATGGACGAACAGATCAAGGCGGATCACATTACCCAACGTATTTATGACGCTGAGGAGGCAGGAAATGGCAATAGTAGTGCTGGACAGTAGCGACAAAGAGGCAGTGTTGGCCGACGCGCGCGGGGAAACACCTGAGCCGCCCAAAAGCAACGGCAAAGACAAGGAAGCGGAGGGTAAAGCCGAGGCTGCTGCGAGCGGCGATGGCGCTATTCCGGGTGAAACGAAGCCGGATAACAAGGCCGAAGAACACCCGGACGATGTAGAGGGCGACGACGGCCTGACCGCGAACCAGAAGAAAGAACTGTCGGCCAAGATGCTCAAGGCCATCGGCAAGAAGCACCGCGAAATGAAAGAGGCCGAGGAATTCGCGGCCGCACAGTACAGCGAGCGCAAGCTGGCCGAGCAACGGGCGGACCAGCTGCAGGCGGCTTTGGATGCCGCGAAAGGAAAGCAGGTCGAGGCCAAGGCGGAAGAAACTGCCAAGCCCGATCGCCAGAACTTCGGCACCGAGACTGAATATGTCGAGGCGCTGACCGATTGGAAGGTGGGCCAAGCTCTTGCTAAGCACGCCGCCGAACAGGCCAAGCAGGCCCAGGAACGCGCCTTCGCTGAAATGGAAGCGGCAGCCAAGCAACGGATCGCGGACGCCATCAAGCTTGTTCCTGACTTCGTGGATGTGACGGGAAGCTCGGATCAGGAGATCCCGCCCGCTGTGGCCGGCTACATGCAAGAGTCCGAAATGTTCGCAGAGCTGGGCTACCACCTGGCCAAACACCCGGAACTGGTGGTATCACTCAGCAAGCTCAAACCGGCCCTCCAACTGGTGCAAATCGGGAAAATTGAGAGTACGCTTCAGCCATTCTCGAAAGAGAAATCAAACGGCGGCGCAAAGCCGCAGGCAGTCACTGAGGCCGGTAAGGCCAGCGAAACGACGGGGCTAACCCCGAGCAAGGCCCGCAGTCAGGCCCCGGTGATACAGCCGCTTAGCACTACAGGCGCAACGGTCGAGAAAGACCCGGTCGACATGAATATCCGGGAAACGATCTCAGACTGGCAGAAGCGTAACAACGCGAATCTGGCCATGCGCAAGCGACACTGATTACCCCGATGCCGACGCGGAAATTTCGTTTCCTTATGCGCCTAAAGGCGTCGGAGAATTATCTTGGCGAATCAGCTGCTCACTATTAGCATGATTACCAATCGGGCGCTGCCCGTGTTGGCAAATACATGCGTCGTGACGGACAAGTTTAACCGTCAGTACGACAAGGAATTCGGCCAGAAAGGCCGCAAAATCGGCGCCACATGCAATGTGCGCCTGCCCCCGCGCTACCTGGGTACGTTTGGTCCCGCGCTCAACGTCGAGCCGAGCACGGAGAACTATGTGCCGGTGTCGATCCTGTACCAGTTCCACGTCGACATTCAGTTCAACACGATCAATATGTTGCTGGACATCGACGAATTCGAGTCGCGGTTCATTCAGCCGGCCTGTATGGCGGTCGGGAACCGGATCGACTCGGATGGCTCCTACTTTGCGATGCAGAACACCTCGAACCGGATCGGGACGCCGGGCACGCCGCCGACCTCGTTCAAGAACTTCTCGGACGCGCGCGCCATCCTGATTTCCGAGGGGATGCCAAAGGGCGTTATGCCTTCGGCGGTTCTGCACCCCTTCGCTAATTCGAGCATGGCCGACAGCCTGAAAGGCTTGTTCAATCCCCAGGCCGACATCAGCAAGCTGTACGAAACCGGAATGGTTGCGGCAAAGACTGCCGGCGCCGACTGGTTCGAAGATCCGAACATCGCTAACTACACGACCGGCTCTTTCCTCGGAACGCCCGTTCTTGTTGGCCTTACCTCAGCTACTGGCGGGACGTTTATCCTAACCTCTGGCTGGGCGCAGACCGGCGTGATGCAACTGTCCGGGCTGACCAATAGCTCAGCGGCTTGCGTCGTGGGTGACACGATTCAAGTCGCCGGCCTGTTCCCGGTCAACCCGCAGAACCGTGGCCGCTACGGGAACAGCCTGAAACAGTTCGTTGTACTGCCACCCGGTGGTTACGCCCAGATGACCGGCGCCGCCGCGCCTGGTGGCCCTGCCTTCGCAGCCGCTACCCCGACCAACGGCACGTTCAATGCCACGACAGGCCTTTACACGGCCAAGTCGGACGGGACGCTTTCCGTAACCGTTGCGGAATGTGCGATCACCGGCGGACAGTTCCAGAACGTCGCTACGACTTCGGCGTGGACCGGCACCCCTGCGGTTACGCTGAACGGCGGGGCTGCGCTCTCGACCGCTTCGACCGAGAACCTGTATTTCCATCGTGATGCCTACGCTCTGGCCTTCGTTGACCTGCCGCTCCCGCGGACGGCCGTCGAGGCCTCGCGCGCGTATGACGAGGATCTGGGGCTGTCGATTCGGATCGCAACGCAGTACACCATCAACAACGATGCGGAGCCGACACGGATGGACGTGGCCTACGGTTTTGCGTCCCTGTATCGCTCGCTGGGCGTGCGGGTTTCGGGTTAAAGGAGACATAAATCATGGCATTTCCTGCTAGCACAAACGTTGATGGTTCCAACCCGGGCCCGAACAGCAGCACCAGCCCGGATACCGTCCAGCTTCCGGTCGGGAATATGTGGAAGGTCGGCACTTTCTCTGTCGCCCTTACTCCCGCGGCTCTCGGTGCCGGCCCAATCATTACCGAGCAGACTTTTGTCGGGACTGCTGCGACCGCAAGCACGACCCAATACTATCCGGCAATAGGTCTGCTGACGACTGACCGTATAGAGGTCCGGTCCTCGGCTGCGCAAACGGCCACTACCAGCATCGTCCATGCGCGGGTCTCTGCTGCCGATACCCTGGCGATTTCGTTCTTCGGCACCACCGGGACTCCTACCCCGGTAGCCGGAACCACGGCGGCACCGTATTACGTCACCGTGTTCCGCGTGCAGCCGAACTGGACTGCGCCGGCGTCCGGCAATCAGCTTGACTGGTAAGGTGACCTCATGGCAAATACCAAAGCCATAGGGGTCGCCTTCTCGGACCAGGCCATTGTCGGCGGCTCCGTGGACAACAGTCCTATCGGAGCCACTACGCCGAGTACCGTAGCAGCGACGACGCTCACAGCATCCTCGACTGCCGCGATTACCGGAGCCCTAACCGCACCATCGGTCGCCCCGATATCCGCGACGTTTCTGCCGGTTGCAAACTCGGTGGACACGCACCCTGCTCCTGCCGCAATTAACGCGACGGCGACGGCTACCGCTGCGCAAGTGGCGACTGGCTATATCACGTCAACCTCGGCGGCGGCTACGACCATCACGCTGCCCACTGGCACACTACTGGGGTCTGCGTTGGGCGCTGTGCAGGGCACCGTCCATAACCTCTACATCGACAATACAGCCGGGGCCAATACCGTCACCATCGCCGTTGCGGTGAACGGCATCCTGTCTGCGGCTGCTGCGGCTGGTTCTGCTGCTGGCGCAGGCCTTCTGACCGTTCCATCTGGTGTTACCGGGCAGGCGTGCTTTACGCTCATGTTTTCCAGCGCGACGGCCTATACCTTCACGCGGACGGCGTAATGACCCCGTTCCGGCCTACAGGGCCGCTCCTGAGCTTTACCGGCGCCAACAGCGTCCCGACCTCGGTGCAGGCGGTGTCGAAGAACAACACCGTCGATCAGCAGGTCTGCCTGACAAATACGGATGTTGCCAATGACTGCGTGGTTGGTTGGGGTGTCACTGACGCGGCGGCAAAGTTGAACGCCGCGGTAGCGAATTTGTCCCACGCCTGTTACTACCTGCTCGCCCGTAGTCAGGTCATCGTCGCTATTCCGTCTGGCTACTACATTACCGGCATCACGCCCGGCTCGGGCGTTACGGCGGTCATCAAGGTTCAGGCAGGCGAGGGG